TTCATCTACAGTGGACTCCTCACTCAGTTTGATACTCTTAACTTCGTATTTACCTTTACCGTAGAATTTCTCAAGTTTAGATTCGACATCTGCTTTTGAATTTCCAAGTACCCTAAAGTTTTCAAGTTCAGTATCTGGAACGTCTAACATCTTTACATGGACAAGATATTCTCCACCACGATCATCGTCTTCATCATCATCGTCTTCATCTTCTGGATAACCATCTTTATCTGCGTGATTTATCCTTTCTTTGTATTCTACATCAGAACTTTCTTTCTCTTCACCAAAGACACCGCTAGCAATTTCTGCTCTAGCATCCTCAAGTCGTGTGGCGATTTTACCATAAAGTGAACTTGTTACGGATTCTTTAAACTCTTTAAAATTTCCGTTGAATAGGCTTTTTAGTATTTTGTTTTCCATTATTATATTATTTTATTATTATTATTTCGTTGCCTTTTCTGGACCTGCCGCAGGTTCAGGTGGAGGTTGTTCCAACTGCCATTGAGGAGTACCGTCTGGCATTAACTCATGCTGTGAAGGTAACGTCCCGTAAGTCTTAGCAATTAATTTCATTTCTTCCTTACTCTGTGCATCTACTTCTGCAATCTCTGCTTCCGTTTGCATAAGAACGTGCTTTTTAATCCATTCCACACTATACAAAGGATACGCTTCCTTATTAAATGCCATAGGGGAAAACTGTTCAATATCTTGTAATATTCGTAATCTACTAGAAAGTACTTCCTGATTTAATAGCTCAGAGAAATGATTATCTATATTATATTTATATTTTACACTATGTTTAATCTTAGCCCAGTCTTCCTTTGACATGACATTCTTAAGTATCAACTGACGCTCAAGAAGTGCATCAAATAAGTCGGAGAAACGAACACGAAGTCTTGTACAGAACCTTCCAAATTTTACTTCTTCTCTTGAGATTTCTGATGCTCTACCAAGAGAGAATCCTGAATCTGGTTCTAGACGAGAGATTGGAACGTTTAATGCAAGATAGAACTGCTTACGGAAGTTGTCAACATCTTCCATTCCATTAGATAACTGAGTTCCAGAAAGTGATTCAATTTTAGTTCCTGAACCTGCCGAATTCTTTGGAATCCAGTAATCTTCAAGAAGAGACATGAACTTCTTATCTTCTTTGATTTGACCTGTAGAAGCATCGTAAACAACTTTATTACGGTATCTAGCCATCAAATCTTGAACATACTTCTCACCTTTCTTTGGTGGCATATTGCCGATATCAATATAGAAAACACGTCTTTCGGGTGCTCTTGAGAAACGATATATAATAACAGATTCTTCGAGAAGTCTAAGTTGGTTAAATCGTTTTATAGCTTTATTAAGATGTGAAACAATTGCTCCAGTAACTGGATTTTTTAATCCTGAGTGGACATAGATTATGCGATCAGGATGGATTTTTATACCGTTGTGGCTATCCTTTCCTTTGCTATTAAAGAAGAAATAATCCTTTTCCTTAATGATAACATCATCATTCCCAAATCCTTTACTCTTTTCTACTTCCTTTATATACTTTAAACGTCTTGGATCTACGTTCTTAAGTTGAAGTATTCCTTTTTTTGGATTCGTATCATCAACAATGACGTGATAGTATAACTTACCATCTGTATACCATTGTTTTACAATGTCGTAACCTCTATTAGTAAATTCGAGAAGGGTAAGAATGTTATCAAATTCTTTTGATATTTTATCTTTGATTGGCTGTGAAAGACCTGTGGCTTCTAAATCTACTTTGACGGGATTTTCATCTTCATCTATGACTATAAGTTCGTTGCAGATTTCATCAATAGCATATGAGAACTCAGGTTCTGCCGCTAATGATCTAACGAGTGTTATGTACTCATCGTCTGTTTTTGTTCTATTTTCTAGATCCAAATATTGACCAAAAAACCCAGATGTTGCTACCTGTAAAGCACCATCATCTTCATCATTTGGAACTAATTGTTCGTTAGGTTTATAGGTAGTGGTAATTTCCACTTCACCCTTTCTAAAAATACCTGCAAATGATTCTGTCAACCAATTACTAAATTCGCTCATAGATTTATTTTATTTATTATGTTCTTTCTTTTTTTCCTTAAGCAACTTCGCTAACTCATTCACATGAACTTCTTCCTCTGCTATTATGGATTTTATTATCTTTTCATGCTTTGGTTCAAAATCACATAATTTCAGCATAGTCGTGTAGCTTGCAATAGCACATTGCTCACCCTTAATGTTGCTATTAATCTTATTTATACTATCACCAAGTTGAGGTTCGAAAGGACAATCATTTTGAAAAAGAAGATTTGGTGGAGTAAAAATATATTCACCGCCAAGTTCTTGAAGGATTTCGTAAAACATTAAGGCATGTTTGAATTCATCGTTTGCCTTTTCTTTAAAAGATTTCTTTACATCCTCACAATGACATGCACCAATTCCAGACGCATATTGCAAGAAGGCGATAAACTCAGAATTTATCGCCTTCTTTAAATGCATAAATGTTTCTTGATGTTCGTTGATTTTTTTAATCAACTCTGTAAAATTTATAGCCATATTCGTGCGAATAAAGGTTAAGTAGTAACACCAATAGACTTAAGCGAATCATATCTAAAGCTGACTTGGAATTGCTCTATATCATCCTTTGTAGCCCACGCAAGACTAATACCAGAAATCATAGCTGGCCATGCATTTATAAGCTCGTAAGTTTTAATAACTGCACCTTCTTTTCCTATCTGGTCTACAAAAATAGTACCAACATAAGAAGAAGGATCTGCCGTAGCACCATCAACACGAACAGCATCTGTTCTTGAATATTGAGAGATGCCATTATTCCATTTTTCTACAGCATTTCTAATTAAAAAATCTTCATCGTTTATGACGGTCACAGTATAGTCTGTATAGGTGCGGTCTCCTGCAAACTTTACATCCTGCCCCATATAAGGGACTATTCTCTCGCCAATCGAGGAAGCTGGTAGTTCTGCTGCATTTGCCAAAAAGGTAAATTTCTCTATAGGAAAGTTTACCCAAATTGGAGCAACACACCTTACCCTGAAGAGTGAAGGTCTTGCGCCATCCCCTTTTAACTGAGACCTAAAACTTGAAACATTAAGAGCCATTTTTAATTTATTTATTATTGTTATTGTCTAAAAGAAACTTGCTGTAAAGTAACGACAGAACCACCACGAGAGTGTACCCTATCAACCGCAGCCTTTTCGTCGGAAGCTTTAATCCTCTGATGGTGTTTGATGCCGTTCTGTAACCACACCACATCAAAAAGCTTAATTGTACCAAATCTACCTTCGGTTATTGGGAAAAGAAGTTTCTCAGCGTACTGACACTTCTCTTTGGCATTCATGGCGTGTATGAATTTGGATTCATTTAGAGAGAGAACCTTTCCTCTTTTCTCTCCCGTTGATTCCATTATACCGTTAACAACGTAACGTAATCCATCACCCATATAAATTGACTTAAACTCTACATCTAGTAACATGTTGTTTTTTTTTATATTTATAAAATTAAATCCCAGATATACCAACAACTTCATTGAACGATACAGAACTACCAACATTAACAAGATTAAGTACAATCCAATTGATGCTCTTGTTAGGCTTAATGTAAATGTCCATAACAAGTTGGTTCTCATTTAGAACTGCCCCAGTATTGTTAGTTGTATCACACACCACAACGTATTCTTGAATGCCTCTGCGACTCTTTATAGTATTAAGGTATGTCTGAACCTGTGAAGTAAGTTGTGCTCTAGTGAATTCATCATTGAATTCAAATAATCCATATTTTAAATAAGAACTAAGTTGTTTTTTGAGAATGTTGAACAAAGACCTGACGTTGATTCTATCAAAGGCAGAAGGCTTTGTAAGACCTGTTTTGTCACCAAGTAGAATAGAACTACCAGCTTCGTTGATAATCGGATTGACACTATTCTGATAAATCTGACCCATGTAATCGTCTTTCGGATTCCACGCTAGTTTAATGACATTTTTTAAAATGCCTCTATTATATCCAGAACCGTTCCACCAGATGTCATTTGTCGCTTCTGCTTTGGCTTTAAGCCCTGCAACATCACCACAACAAGGAATCCAGCGATTAACATCGTTATACTTGTCATACTGATACTTCCAGTTTCCATCTACAAAGTAGTAGCTCGAAGATACACCAATTGCGTCTTTTTTAAAGTTTACAATTTTGGTGGCAATTTGAGATTGAGTCTGCCCTGGCTGTACATCAGACCATTGAGGAGAAACATACACAATGCTATCACCCCTATTCTCTGCTATCGTGATTAGTGCTGTTACTGTGGTATTCGATACATTTCCTGCAATAAAATGAGAGACATCGACAGTTTTTTTATCTGCGAATAAATCATATCCATCTTGGTACATAAGACCAGTATTGGCGGTATTTGCGTTTGCACCGTATGCAAAAATGGCGTTATTAGTGCCTGATAGACCATAAATAGTTGAAGGTGTTCCACTAGAGTTTGCACCTAGAACATAATTGCCACCAACCCAAATATAATTTGATTGGGCGTTGATAACGTCTCTGTAGTAGTTGTTTAATCCTTCTTCCGTTTTTGCACCATTTGCTTTACTTAAGTAAGAATACTTTTCTAACAAAGTTCCAGCAACTCCAGAAAAAGCACCATTAAGGTCAAAAACAAGAATATGAATTTCATCATTAGCACCACCAAACGATGAAGAGTATTGGGATGTTCTAGGAAGGTCGGTGAAATATTTATCCCAAGTAAGAAGTGATGCGTTATTTGTGGTAGAATTTGAGGTGTATACATTTGAAGTAAAAGTGGTTGCTGCTATTGTTGCATTCGCACTTGCACCATCGATTGTTGCCACGTAAAGTGAATTGCCTTTATCTCCAGGATATTTTGCAACCCATGTACCAGTAAGCACCGTAGAGTTAGCTACAACGTAATCGTCTTGGTTTCTTATGAGGATTCCAGTATTTCCGTTTCCTGCTGTGGCATTTTTTGCAACAGTATCAACCACACGAACAACCTGTAATGAATTTGAATATGCTAAAAAATTAGCGGCAACGAAAAAATCAGTAAAAGTGTTGGCAGTTGGTTTTCCAAAAGTCTCAATTAAAAGCTTTTCTGAAGTTATTAAAGTAATTTCAGATGCTGGTCCCCATGTAGAATTTATGGCGATTGCACCATATGAAGTGTTCTGACCACTAGAAATCCTAGTAGATAAATCTACTTCATTGACAACAACCGAAGGATATGTAGGTATTAGACTCATTATATTTTAATGTTAAGTTTTTATATTCTTTATCTATATTTATAAAAATATGGTTTTGCACTTGTTTTTGTGATTTTATTTTCTCATATTACGTTATGATAAATGAACTAGAATTCATACACAAAATCCTCCCATATCTAGAAGGAGTGAAACAACATGACGGTGGTTCCATCAACTTCCGCTGTAATTGCTGTGGTGATGGAAAAACTTCATATAAAGCAAGAGCGTGGTTCATTGAAAGAGACTCGTATTATTTTCATTGCCATAATTGCTCTCTTCAGATGTCCTTCCCTAAGTATCTTGAATTAAAATTTCCAGAAGTTTACAAGGAATATGTGTTCGAAAAACTTAAAAGTTATGGTTCAAGTAGGGAATCAGAAAAACTGTTCGTGGAGAAAAAAAAACCAATAGATTACACCGCTC